GGTGCGCAGGTTGTCGCCGGTGCCATCGTTGGGCTGGGCGCCCGTCTTGATGGTTCTGAGGGTCATGGATGAACAGCCTGTTAAAGATGGGTACTGAGGAGCTTGCCGTCAGGAGCAGCCGAGCAGAAGGCCAGTCCGAAGATGGTCACCAAGACTGTGCACAAGGCAAAAAGAAACCCGCACGCTGGCGGGTGGGATGGATGCTGGCTGCGCCTAGATCAGGCTGCGGGCCTCTGCGCGCTTCTCTGCGACATCTGCCGGGACTTCTTTTCCGGTCTCAAGTTTTCGCACCACCAGCCAGTCGGTCTGGCGCAGGTACTCCCGGGCCTCGTTGGCTTTCTGGTCCAGCCCAGTGAGGGTTTTCTTGCTCAGCGAGAAGTCCAGGTCGTCCTCGACGGTTGGAGTTACGGGGCGGGCTGGTGGGGATATCAACTGCCATGCAAGCCAATTGACAAAAACCCGCTCGATGAGCCGGTTCTGTTATCAAGTCAGTGTCACTCGGCGCCACGGCCAGATACTGCCGTTGGTGCAGCCCCTTACCCACATTTCGTGCGCAGCGGTAGTCAGGGCGGTCTGCGTCCAGTTCGTAGCGTCGTACATTGCAATCGTCAACGTCCCGTAGGTGCCGGCGGACGGAGTATTGAGCGAGTTCGGGTCGTAACGATACGTTCCGCCACCTACCACGGCGTTCAGATCGTGCATGCGTATCGAGCCGCTCCCTGCATGCTCCTGGGTCCAAGCAAACCAGACACCATTGATTTTTTTCCTCGTCCAGACTGGGCTGTCAACGCTCAGGAGTGATGCCCGCTGCATGCAGTAATCACCAACCGCCCCGGCTTCAAGCCCGAAAACTTCGACGTACCAGTCTCCGGGTAGCGGTATGTTTTTTACGGAGCCGTCAGCCCACAATACCTGTCGTCCAGTGATGGCGTTTAGGTCGGTCAAGCTACCCTGCGCGTTACGAGGCAGGTAGGTGCCTTCCATATTTACTCGCTTCCACTGACCGGTAGTTCCTCCAAGGCGCTGTCGGACCCACATGATGCCCGTGCTGACGTTGATAGCGGTCTGAATGAATGAGCTGTCATCGTGTTGGTGGTGGGTAAGCGTCCCGAAGAACCCTGGGCCGCCAGGTGTGCCGTCGGTGATCCGGAAAATTCCATTTGCCGGGACCGCATCCGCGCTTCCGATGGTTACTGCGCTCCTTCCGCCAATACCATAATCGCCCTCTTTCAGTATCTCGAACCAGCGACTAAACATGCCTCCCGTACCAGAGAATGTGCGGAAGAACTTCTGCTCACCCTCGGCGTGCCCACGTGTCGTTGTGTACGTTTGGCACCCTGAATCCTTGGAGTGGACGCTAACCTCAAGCGTGCCGTAAGTCGTGGTCCTTGGCGCGTGAAGTGCGCCAGGGTTGCAGCGGTAGACGCCCTGGGTTCTTGCCGTGTCGCAGTCCGAAACAATAGGGATGCCATCCGCAATTCCCAGACCACTATCGCCAGCTAACAAGCCTTTCTTCCATTCATTCCACACATTGCTTTGCATGGTACGGGTATAAATGCGGCCGTCCGCCCAGTCGACGAACTGCTGAGAGCAGACGGTCTCGTTACTGCCCGCCTGAGAGATAAGGGCGCCAGTACGCAGGCCATGGGGAGCGATGTCGAACTGTCCCACCACATAACCGCCGGTTAGATACCTGTCAGGATTTAGGTTTACGCCAAGGAATGGAGCGTTGCTTTTTGCGCCAACGCCACAATCGCCCTCGTAAAGAACCCGAGTCCACGCTGACCATCCCTGGGCAGAGGACCAATGGCGAACCCAAGACGGCTTTGCGGCGGGCGCGTGCCACTCCTGCATGATTGTATCCAGAGGCGCCCCCGATACTTGTTCAAGGGAAGTTACGTCAAGAAACCCATTGACCCGCGGAACACCTTCGAGCACAGGAGCACCAGGCAAAGATGTACTTCCAGGGCCAATGATGGCGTATTGACCGGGAGTCTTGATGTCGTCGATAGAGCCGGTAGATACGATCACGCGCTTGACCGCAGCCCTTGAGAAGTCGCTGATCGTGGATGCTAGCTGGGTTCCAGTGTGGTTCGCGCGATCGAGCAGCTCGGCATCCGGCCGGTTTTTGGTCGCCCCCGTTTCGATCGAGTTGAGCTGGGCGCTGGCCTGCGCCGCTCGCTGATCCAGCTCGGCAAAGTTCTCATTGATGATCTGGGCACCGCTGCGCAGGTTGTCGCCGGTGCCATCGTTGGGCTGGGCGCCCGCCTTGATGGTTTTGAGGGTCATGGATGGAAGGCCTGTTCGAAGGTGGCGCTGAGGGTGTACATCCCTGCGCCCAACGGCGAGGGCTGGTAGGTCTTGCAGCGGTACAGTCCCTGTTCTCCCAGGGGTGGGGTCCAGTAGAACGGCGTGGCGCCACGATGGGCGTCGATGAAGGCGATGATCGGCTTGATCCGGCTTTCATCGCCGACGAAGGTCAGCGGCCAGGACTGGGTCTTGTTGTTGATGCCGTCCTGGACCACCTGCTGGTAGCCGTCGCCGAAGCGGGCCGACTTGAGGCGGAATTCGACGGTGCCCACGGGTTCCACCTTGGGCACCCAGGCGAAGGTTTCGATGGTCATGCTTTTCTCCGGGCGTGAGCCGTCGCGGCCGCTGGGTATCAGCGGCCGTTGATGACGGACCAGATCTGGCCGCCCGGCTTCAGGTCACGGGCGATCTGTTCGGCAGCGCCTTGTCGGGCGGCGCTGGCATAGGCGTTGGCGAGGTTCTGCTGGTTGGCGCCGGCTCCCTGGGCAGCGCCCTGGCCTTCGCCGACGTTGATGGTCTGCTGGATCACCACCTGCTGGTTGCTGGTGCTGCCGGCCGGTGCGCCCCCCAGCGCCACCACGCCCAGGGAACCATCGGCGCCCCGGCTCAGGGGCATGATCGCCTCGGGCCCGGCTTCGCCGAACAAGGCCATGGGCGCCAGGGTCGGAGCGCTGGCCACGGTGTTGCTGAAGACCCCGCCCTTGGCATTAGCGAATACCGGCATCGGCATTTTCGAAGTGTCAATCTGTGAGTTGAAGACAGTGGTGGCATCCCCCACCTTGAACTGCTGGGCAGCAGGAGTCGCAGCAGCAGAACCCGGCCACAGGCTCATCAGGGCCGAGCCGGCCATGCTGAACAACGAGCTCAACGCCCGCGATGCGGCCGTCTTGGCCGCCAGCATCGCCATGTCCTTGAGTACCGAACTGGCGAAGTCGGAAAAGGAAAACTTGCCGGTGGTGGCGAACTGCACGATACCCGCGCCCATCTTGTCGAAGGCGTTGGCGAACACGGCCTTCGACTGGGCTGCGGTGTTGTCGGAGGCGTTCATGTAGTCGTCGAAGGCTTCCGAGGCGCCGTTCTTCCAGTCCTGCATCGCCTCCGTCATCTGCTGGTAGTTGCTCTGGATCTGCAGTGCGGTTTCGCTGTGCTTGGTCTTGAGCTCTTCGAGCCTGGTGGCGTATTCGTCACCCTGCTCACCGCCTTTTCCGTAGGCATCGCCGGAGGGGAACTTGATCCCGGCCTGGTCGGCATAGGTGGCCGGCGCCTGGGTCGCTCCCTTTGGAAACTGGGCATCCAGGGCCTTGCGGGCCTGGGCATACTTCAGGTCGTTGTCGCTCAGGAGCTTGGCCCGTTCCTTCTGCCGCGCGCCCATGCCCACCTGGGCCGCTGCCAGCGCGCCGTCGCTGCGCAATTTGTCGAATTCGTCGGAATACGTCGCGAGTTTTTTCCCCGATTTTTCCAGGGTCTGCGCGTAGTCGGTTTCAGCGCTTTTGTTCTGCTTGAGCAACGCCGCCAGGCTGCCCTGTTTCTTGATGTACTGGTCGACCGCGGTGGTGGCCGGGTCATAGGCCTTGCGCATGTCGTCGAAGGCACTGGCGCTGGCGTCCAGCGCCGAGGCGGACGACAGGGTCATGGACTCGGCGATTTTCTTGCCGGCCTCGTCGATGCGCCGCTGCATGTTGCGCATGGCCTGGTCGGTGATGCGCTGGGCCTTGTCCAGGGCCCGCTCCAGGCCGCTCAGGTCCAGCCCTTGGGAAGCTGTTGCCATGGGGTTCTCCGGGTCATGAAAACCCGTCGAAACGGGTTCGGGAAAAGTGGCCTGGGATCAGCGCCACTCGTTCATCGCGCGTTCGAGCGACAGGCCCAAACGTTGTTCATGGGGCATGAAGTCCAACAACTCCGCCACGCCCCCGCCCAGCCGGTGGGTCTGCAGCGCCACCAGGGCGCTGCCCGCCTCCAGCCGCCTACCGGTATGCAAGGAGCCATATCGGTCGATATAGCGTCCCCATGCCAGGGCTTCGTGGTAGGTCATGCGTTCCTTGGCTTCGGCAATCGTCCGGCCGCCGACTCCGTTCAGCACCAACTCGTGCCAGAACTCATCGGCGGCCGTCAGTTTTTTGCCGCACCGCCGGTGCCGTTGACCTCATTGACCGCATTGAGGATCAAAAACCCCAGGGTCGGCTCCAGGCCGTAGGCATCCTCGTAGCTCAGGGCCTCGCCACCATCGGTGCCCAGTGCCACCGAAGCGGCGATGTAGCGGGCGTTGCGGCTCTGCTCGTTGTCGCTGTCGGCGAACAGCCGCTCGATGACCCCGAAGGACTGCCGGCGGATGTGCAAGGTGAAGGTGTCGGTCACCTCCTTGCCAGTCTTGCTGTCCAGGTGAGTCCAGCTCACCTGCTTCTTCACGGGCAGGACATCGACGATGCCGCCCTTGGCTTTGAGTTGCTTGAGGTTCATGGCGATGCTCAGGCCTTCTTGATCCAGGTGGAGCCACCGGTGCGCTGGATGGTCACGGTGGTGGTGACCACGGCGTTGAGGGCGAAGTTGAACGGGAAGTCCGAAACGTAGCCGTCGAAGGCGAACCAGGTGCGGGTGGTGGGCAGCTCGAAGTTATCGCCCTTGGTGTTGACGGTCGGCGCGACGCCCTTGCCGTCGGACCAGCCCACGACCCACTTGATGCTGGTCTCGCCATTGGCTTCGGACAGCTGGTGCAGGCGCACATGGCTGGCATTGGCCGGGTCGGCGTTGAGCCCCAGGCTGGCGGTGCCAGGGGTACGCAGGCCTTTCTTGTAGCTGCGCTCCTGGGCGTCGAGGGTGGTGTCCTCGATCTGCTCGGCAGGCGCGCCGCCGGGCTCGAAGGAAGTGACGTGCTCGACTTCCAGCACGGTGTAGGGGCCGCTGCCGGTCACAGGCGGGACCAGGGCGAAGATTTGCGTACCTTGGGTAAGAATCGACATCGGGTGTTCTCCAGAAAACAATGAAAAACCCGCGGTTGGCGGGTCGAGGGTGTGTTGCTCGGGTGCGGACCAAAGGCGCCGGGGCCAGGGCTCAAGGAGTTGGCGAGCCGTCCAGGTAGGGTGGCGCGTTGGGGTCCGGCTCTCGGCTCTTGATCAGGTCCACCAGGGCCTGGTTGCTCTGCGCCAGCAGGCGGATCGCGCCGTTCAAGGCGAACTGGCCATCGGCCTGGGCCTGGAGGGCGGCGATCAGGCGATTGATGGCCGCCAGTTCTTCGTCATTCATGGCTGGGTGCTCCGTATCCATCGAAGGTTATTGGGCGAGCGCGGGACTGCGTCATTCGCGTCCGCTGGGCAGCAACGCCGGGGCCTTGGCCAGGCCGGCCTGCAGTGCGCTCCAGAAACTTGCGTCTTCGTAGCCCATGGCCCAGACGCTGGTGCCGCCCAGGCCCAGGCGCCCGACCAGGGCGGCCTTGCTGCGAATGCTCTGGGCGTCGTCATACCAGAGCACCGGCTGCGCTCGCTCCGCACTCCACTCGACGCCGTCGGCGAAGCTGTTGACCGAACCCCAGGTGGCGTAAGGAGTGGCCGAGGGGGCGTCCAGGTGGGTGACGGCGTTGTGCTCGGCGATGATTTCCTCATAGGCCGACCAGTGCACCCGATTGCCGATGCTGTAGTCCTGGCCGTAGGCCGCCAGCCCGGACAGCAGCTTGCCGGCCGGTACTCGCGTTACCGCGTAGGCCAGCAGCGCTTGCTGCCAGTCAAGGCCCGAGCCCGGGCCCGGCCAGACTTCGCCGTGGAAGCCGCCGCTGCTCCAGCCCGGGCCCACCTGGTCGTAGGTCATCAGCTGGAAGTAATCCACCGCTGCTGCCAGGGCCCTGTAGTCGTAGCCTTGCAGGTATTCGGGCTGCTGGTCGTCGACCTTGGGCGGCACGCTGATGATCAGCTTGCGCCCTTGCGCATGCAGGGCCTGGCCCAGGGCTTTGACATAGGCGGAAAACGCCTTGGCGTTGCGCGGTTCCACCTGTTCGAAGTCCAGGTTGATACCGGCGAACCCGTTATCCCGGGCCAGCGTCACCAACTGCTTGATGGTGCTGGCACTCAAGGCCTTGCTGTTGACGATGGAGTGGGAAATGGCCGGGTCGAAGGCCGCGATGTCCTGGTTGTAGTCCGATACCGTCGGGTACAGCGGCAAGGACTTGGACTTGGCGAACGCGATGATCTGCCGGGTGGTGTCGTTCATGCCCTCCTGGTGCAACTGGCCGGTGACCGTCAGGCCGTAGGTGCTGCCCAGGCCCACGGCCGAGAGGTTGCGATAAAAAGCCTTGAGGTTGCTGTAGGAGGTCTCGACCTGGCCGTCGGTGTAGGCCAGGACAAAGGGCGCGGCCTGGGCCGCACTGGCCAGTGCCAGGGCGCAGCCGCCAAGCAGGCCACGCAAGAACCGCCGGATGCCTCGCGTCGAGGCCGGCTGGATGAAGTTGGAATTCATGAAATCTCCTGCGGGTGAACCGCATCGGGAAAAAAACCGGACGTCCGCAAAGGGGCCGTCCAAAGGCTCGCAGCGGACGCCGCCGACCTAGAGTTGCAGCACCTTCAGCGGCTTGGCCTTGGGTTTCGGCTTGCCCTTGGCCCGGGCCTTGCCCTGCTTGCCGCCATTACACTCCACCGTGGTGCTCCAGCCCGACGGGCTGAAGACCTGCTCCACCGAATCCACCAGGTACTCGCCATCCAGCCCGGCCTTGAAACCCTGGGCGTCGATCAGGCGTTCGGCGAACAGGTCGATGCGCCCGGGCAGATCCAGGCGCAGGGCCGCGGTGCTGCGGTTGAACGCCGCCAGGCGCGCCTTGGCGGCCTGCTCTGCCGCGGATTTGTTCGGGTAGATATGCCGGTCGGTGTGCACCGCGGGCACCCCGGCCGGGGCACTGTCGTTACCCAGTTCGATCACCTGCAGCTTGCCGCTCTTCTTGTCCTGGTGACGGGTCTGCACCGCCTTGTGGCTGCTGGTGTCGCCCAGGCGAAACTGATAGCGGCTCACCTCGTGGCGGTGGATGGTGACCTTGCCCAGGGCCTTGCCGCTGGCGCTCTGTCCCGCCTGGCGCGGCAGCACCAGCAACTTGCCTTCGGCGACCTTGGCGGTGCAGTCGTATTGCCGGGCCAGACGGGTGATGAAGTTGAAATCGGACTCGTTAAGCTGGTCGACCCGCAGGACCTTGATCGCCACCGGGCACACCGGGGTCCAGCCGTTACGGGCCGCCAGGTCGCGGACCACCTGTTGCAGCGGTACGTCTTCCCAACTGCCGCTGCGGGTGGTCTTGCCACTGCCGCGCATGTCGCTGGCCTTGCCGCGGATCTCCAGGGTGTCCGGTGGCCCGGAGACCACCACCTCATCCACGGTGTAGCGCCCGAGGCGGGTCAGCCCCTGGCCGGCATACCCCATGAACACCTCGATGCTGGCGCCACGGCTGGGCAGCGCCACTGCACGATCGCGGTCGTCGATGCGCAGCTCGAATTCGTCCGACTCCATGCCGGGTTTGTCCGAGGTGCGCAGGGACAGCAACCGCTCGTTGATCTGGCTGGTAATGTCCCGGCCATCGGCAACGATACGAAACTCTGGGGTCATAAAACGCCTCGCACTGGGTGCCGATCAGTAAAGGAATTTGCAGAAGCGAGACCAGGGCTCAGTCCCATAGCTGGACCAGCGCCTGCTCCGGCGCCGGCAGGTCCGGCAAGAGGATCAGCACCCCGGCACGCAATGGCTGGGGCTCGTCGGCCAGACCCTGGTTGGCATCCAACACTGCCTCGACGGTGCCGTTCAAATGCCCGTAATAGTGCTGGCACAAGGTGTCGAGCAGATCGCCGTCAGAGGTTCTGCAAGTCGTCGCCATAGCTTACGAACTCCAGTGAGAAGGCCTGTTTGCGTGGAATGCCGCCGGCCAGCAAATGGCCCTGGTCTTCGTCGATGCTGGTCAGGCACCAGGTGCCCAGGACCTCGCCGTAGCCGGTGGTCAGGCTCAAGGGGCGCAATTGCCGGCCGATGCTGCGCAAGGCCTGCAACTGCCCCAGTCCGCCCTTGAACCCGGGGAAGATCGCACCCTTGAGGCTGATGCGTTCGTCGCCCAGGCCCACCGCCTGCTGGGCACTGCTGCGCCCCAGGCGCTCCTGGCCAGTCCAGCGAAAGCTGGTCTGGCGCCGCAGTTCATCGAAGGCCGCCGTGTCCAGGTTGAAGTAATAGGGTTGGGAAGCAGCCCCCAGGGGCTGGAGGATCAGCAGGTGCGGGAACGGCTTGACCGCTTCGGCGGTGGGCGTTTCCTTGGCAGCGAACAGGCTGCTGGGAAAGATCGTGCCCAGGGCCGGGCTGATCTGCCCGCCAATACGGTTGATCGCCGCCCCGACCTTGGCCGTCTGCTCTTGCAAGGCGCCGAGGCGCTGTTGCACCTGCCCGGCTACCGTGACGGCCTGGTTGTACTGGGCCGCCACCTCGCCGACCCGGCTTTGCGCGGCGTCGATACCGCGCAGGATGCGGCGCAGCCGGGTGCCGACTTGCGGCCCGACCACGGGCAGGTTCTCCAGCTCCAGGGCGGCGCCGGTGATATCGCCGATGGCCCCGTTCATGGGGCCCAGCATCTCGTCCGCGCTGCGCCGCCCCGCCTCCGCTGCCGCCACCAGGGATTGCAACCCCGATTGCAGCTGTTCCATATAGGCCATGGCGTCTCCTTAAACGTGAGGTGCATCGGACAGCTGGCGAGCCGAGGCCTGGCGGCTGTACTCGTCGAACTGCCAACGCAGGTAGGGCTCCAGTTCCCGGGCCAGTTGCGCCGGGTCCTTGACATCACCCTGGACCGTGACCGATATCGCCGGCGCAAAGCTGAACTGCTGCTCGATCGCCGGCGCCAAGGGGGCCTTGAAGGGTTCGGCCAGGGTGCTCGACGTGCCGGGCGCCGACGGCATGGAACGCACCACCTGGCCCATCAGCGGCGGGGTCTGCCCGCTCTTGAAGGAGTTGGCGATATCGTCCATGACCGGCGGAATGTTCTTGCCGGCGTCACGCATCATCAGCGGGCCGGCGGCGGGCATCGACTTGAGCGAGTCATCGCCGCCGAACAGTTTCTTGCCCAGGTAACCACCTGCTTCGGTTCCAGCCCAGGCCGACAGGATTCCCACCCCAGCCCCAACGATGCCGCCAACGACCGTCCCGAGTACCGGTACCGCGGAGCCAACCATGGCACCGGTCATGGCGGAGGCGGCAACACCGGCCACAGCACCTGCCGCTGCACCCAGCACGCCACCGGCCAGGCCTCCGGCAGCCTTGCCATAACCTTCGGCTTTCTCGTCCCGGGTCTTGGCATTCTGGTAGGTGTCTGCTGCCTGATAGACAGCGCCGGCCACGGACAGGACGCTGCCGCCCTTGATCAGCGGCTTGATCACATTACCGCTGTTTTTAACCGCCGAGATTCCTGCTTCCAAGACCAGGGCGCCCTTGCTCGCCTTGCCTGCCCTGCCCGCATTACCTGAACCAAGGAGGTCCTTCAACTTCTGGACGGCCTTGGTGGCCAAGCCACCCTTGGGTTTTGCGCCCCGCCCCCCCCTGCGTCCCTTGCCACCTTTCTTGTCACGGCTGGTGTCGATGTCGTAGTCACCGCCACCCAGTGCCCCCGGGTTGGTGACCAGCACCTTCTGGATGAAGTCCGGGTTGCCCATCATCGAGCCCCGGGCCACGTTGAACAGGCCCTTGCCGAGGGTGTAGGCCGCTTGCAACTTCTTCAGCGCCAGCAGGCTGCCGGCCAGGACGGTCACCCCCAGTACCGCCGGAGCGGCCTGGTGGGTCAGCTCGGTCATGCCGTTCGCCAGCCAGGTGAGGCTCTGGCCCAAGCGGTCCGTGGCCGGGGTCAGGGCCTGGCCGAACGCCTGTTGCAGGTTGTCGACCGCGCCATCGGCTTCCTTCCAGATCTGCGCCGACGTCCCCCGGCGCTCGGCCTGGTTCTTGTCCAGCACACCGGAGGCCGTCAGCGAGTCCTGCTTGAGCTTCTGGTACCCATCCTGGCCCTGGGCGTAAGCCTGCAACGCCGCATTGACCTGCATGTTGGCGAACAGGTTGTCGCCGCGCAGCGACTGCGCCAGGGCGGCCAGCATCGCCTGGGCCTTCTGCGGATCGGTTTGCTGGCTGATCTGCGCCTGGGCCGCGGTCATCTGCGCGGCCTTGGCCGGGTCGGTGACCTGGATGTACTTCATGGCCAGGGCGAAGCTCGCCTCCAGGGTCGACATGCCTTTTTCCAGGCCGGTCTGCAGCGATCCCTCATAGTCGATGCCAGCCTTGGCATAAGCCGCGGCAGTGGCCGGTGAGCGAATCTCGCCCATCCAGTTCTTCAGGTTGCCGGCGGCCTCATCGGCGCCGTTGGCCGTCGACATCTGCAATTGCAGCATCGACCCCACCTGGCTCACCGCATCCATGCCGGTGAGTTTCATGTCCTTGGCGCCTTTGAGCAGGTCGGGCAGCAAGCGGGCCATGTCGGCCGCCTCGAAGTTGCCCGCCTGGCCTTGCAAGGCCATGGCCTCCAGGGCCCGCTCCAGGGTCTTGGGATCGGTGATCCCGGCCTGCGTCTCCAGGGCCCGGATCAGAGTCGCGGTGTCGCCGACGTCGGCCCCCTGGCCAACCACGAACTTGGCCGCCAGCCCGGCATACTGCTGGGCCTTGTCCAACGACGTGCCATTGGCGGTCATCCCGGCGATGAGGCTGGCGACCTCGCCGCGACCCAGCCCGGAGTCCCGGGAAACCTGGAGGACATTGCGTGCCAGCTGCGCCTCCTGCGGGGTATTGGCGATATTGCCCTTGATGGCGATGTCGCGGATCGTCGCCTGGTAGTCGGCGTTGATCTTGACCGGCACCGCCAGCACCCCAACGGCTTTCTTCGCCAGCTCGTAGCTGGACTTGAGGTCCGTCTTGCCCTGCTCGATCTGCCGCTGGCCCGTGGCCCTGAGCTCAAGGCTCCGGGCCGCACGGCCCAGGGCCTGGTACTCCTGGTTCAGCTTGCGTACCTGGATGCCCTGCTTGCGTAATCCGTCCAGGCTGCTGTCCAGCTTGGCCTGCAAGTCACCAACCGAGAGCGCGCCTTGTTTGCGGGCCTGGTTCAGCTCCCGGCGCAGGCGCTGGGTTTCACCGATGGCCGTCGCCAGCCCCCGGGCCTTGCTGGCCTGCTCGTCGAGCGCCTTGATCCGGTCTTCCACCGTCTTGGTGGCAGCAGCCCAGGTCGCGTCCAGGGCGCCGCCGATCTTTATCACTGTCGATACCAGCGTGTTGTTCGCCATTTGCCGCCCCCGTGGTGACAGGCTCAATCCGTGAGCCACCAGACCATGTCGCAATAGCGCATGGTCATGATTTCCTCAGCGCAAAAATGCAGCTCGCGAGCGAGCCGCTTCGCCGCCACCTTCATCACTGCCGGGTCAAAGCTCGTCGTCTTGCACCAGGCGAAAATAACCGGCCTGCAGGCGTTGGTAGTCCTTGAGGGTCAGGCCCTCCAGGTCCTTGCTGCCGACCTCGGCCAGGCTGGCGAACAGCATCAGCTCGCGCTGTTCGTCATCGCCGGCCGCCACGCTGTTGGCAGCGCGGATATCACGCACGGTGGGGGCGCGCAGAGTGAGCTTGTCGCACTGCACGCCGTTCATCGACACCGCCTTGCTGAGGCTGATCACCACGTTCTCGGGGCTCAACACCATCCAGGACGGCGTGCCATTGATTGCTTCAGACATCGAGGAAGTTCCTTACAGGCCCAGGGCCGAACGTTGGGCGGCGAGCTGGTCGACACCGTTGATCACGCGTTTCATGCCCAGGGCATCGATCTCGTAGATCAGGCGCCCGTCGACTTCCAGCTTGTAGTAGCTCACTGCGACGTTGTGCTTGATCTCGGCCTTGTCACCGGACTTCCAATCGCCCATGTCGACTTCCTTGAGCAGGCCGCGCAGGGTCACGATCACCGGGGTGGTCTTGCCCTTGAGGCCCTTGAAGGCGCCACGGAACACGCCGTTGAAGGCGCTGCTGTCGGTCAGGCCAAACAGCTTGAGGGATTCGCGGCGTACACCGGTGGTGGTGAAGCCGGCCTCTTGCTTCTCCATGCCCATGTCCAGCTCGATGGGCAGGTCCATGCCGCCGACCCGGTGTTCCTCGGTCTTGAGGGTGAGCTTGGGCAGGGTCAGGCTCGGCACGTCGCCTTGAAAGCTGATGCCATCGACGAACAGGTTCATGTTCGCCAGGGTTTCGGGAATCATTGCCATTGCTGCAGCTCCTTAAGCGGTTTTATCGAGGACTTCGGTCAGCCACTGGTTGGTGACTTCGACGCGGAAATTCGGGTTCTCGGCAGGCGGTACATCGGTGAAGCGGATGTTCCAGTACACCTTGCCCTGCTCCAGCTGGCTGGCGGTGTTCAACTCAGGGTCGGCATAGACCTCGAAGTTGATGATCGCGCCCTGGTTCTTCAAATCGCGCATGAAGGCCTGCAGGCCCTCGGTGACGTCCTTGACGTAGGTGGCGGTGATGGAGCGGTCCACTGCCCACTTGTGGCCGTAGAGGATGGCGTCCATGACAATGTCCATGGTCCGCACTCGGGTGACGAAGGCCCATTTGGGGTCGCTGGACAGCGTGCGGTTGCCCCACAGGCGGAAGCCGGCATCACGAATGATGGTGGTGATGTTGGCGTTGTTCAGCAGGTTGGCCCGGCAGCTCTCGTCGCCATCCAGGAATTCGATGGCCCGGGAGGTACCGGTGACCCCGACGAACTCCTTGTTCGAAGGCGAGGCCCAGAAGCCGTACTCGTTGTCGGTCCAGGCGAACAGGCCGGCGACCCAGGCCGAGGCCGGGGCATCGACGGTGGCGCTGGCGGCGGTGTCCCAATACTGGATGCCCGGATCGACCATAAACGCGCGCTTGGCGCCGAAGTTCTTGGCGTAGGCCATGGCCGCTTCATCGGTGCTGTTGGGGCCGTCGATGATGGCCAGGCCGCGCAGCTTGTCAGCCAGGCCCACCAGGGCCGTACCGACCGCCTGGGTGGCACTGTGCTTGGGCGCCACCAGCAGGCGTGGCTGGGCGTTGAAACGGCTCTTGCCGTCCAGCAGCGCTTGCAGGCCGGTGCGCTTGCCGTTGGCCAGGACGCCGCCGATGATCGCCGAAGCCTGCTGCTCGGCATCCTCGACCTTGGTCACGCCACAGGCGACGATCACCGCCTTGGCCCGCTGGTAGATGGCCTGGCAGGCCTTGGTGATCGCGGCATTCGGGCCCCAGGCCGCAATGGCTTCGCGCTCGCTGGTGATCAGCAGCAGGTCATTGGCCTTGGCGCTGACGCCCGGGCCCTCGGTGAAGGTATCCACCAAGCCGATGATCGAGGACGTGGGCAGCGCGATGGTGCGTGCGCCGGTGTCCACGTTGGTGACGGTGACGCCGTGGAAAAAACCACTCATGGATAAACTCCAGATATAAAAAAACCCCAAGAAGGGGTCGGGGGGTCATATCAGTTGTAGAAAATTCGAAGGGTTAAGAATCAGGTTGACGAAGCATCCTCAGCCCACGGAAAACGCGCTTGGATTTCGTTGAAACGGGCAATGCCTGTGCTCCTTACCGCCTCCCAGCCTGCCTCTCCCATAACCTGCATCCGGTTGGCTTCGGCGAAGTAGCGGTCAGATCCCACAATAGGCTCGGCATAAGCTGCAAGCCGCAGGCGCTCTATGTCGGCTCGAGTCAGGGGAATAGAGGAGAACAATTGCTTAGTGATCTTCCCATCAGCATCAATCGACCAGATGCCGTCGTTCTCTCGAATGAGCCTCTGCCATAGCGCGTCGTCGACTTCGACAGCATCCTTTGGGATCTGGTGCATGCCTTTGATCAGACGCAAGTGAAGCGTCCCATCGGGATGAAACGTTGCGTAATTCATGGTTTTTCCTCAAGTACCTACCGCGATGTAGCTCAGGCCTGCGGAACCAGTGACACCGTTGTTATAGGTCGTAAACCGATCGGAGTACACCGCCCCCGACGCGCCGCCGCTGCCGTCGCTCAGGCGCACGTTATAGTCGCCCGATGCGTTGTTGTTGTAGGCCCCCACAACTACAGCGCCGACATCAGTTGGAAATGGGATGGGGAAGAAGGTGGTGTTGATGGCTGAGCCCTTGAGGGTAATCCCCACGTTCCATTGAACGATCCAGCCCTTGAGCCAAGTCGGGAACACAATGTAGCCGACGCGGCCGATCAAGATCCTGAACCCCCATCGCAGTTTTTTCGGCGTCACGATTGTCGTGTCATCGTCGCCGGCTTCGACCATGTTCCGAGACGCAATCCGCGCAAGCCCTAAGACACTCTCTGTGGCCTGAATGACCTTCGCGGCAATCGCTTGAAAGACGCGCAGAGCGTTCATCGGTTTATTTGTGTCTTCGCCTGTTTCGGCTTCTACCTGGCTGGCAAATGGAACCCCGTACCCTGCCAGTGTGTTGGGGGTCCCTGTTAAGGCCGAATACTTGAGCCCGGTCAGGCCCGAGCCGACCCCGCTGATCGCACCGGTAATATCTACGCCGCCGGAGGTGACGCGAATCCCATTACCGGCCGCCCAGGGCACCGAGCCGATACCCATGAAAATCGAAGTGATGGTGTTGTAGCTCCCGGTAAAACCGAGCCCGCCCTTTTCACCGCCATTGCTCCCAGCGATGAGACCGCTCGCCCAGGACGGTGACGCCACAGGCTGAACATAGATCGCCTTGGCATCAGCCAGGTTGATGGAATCCGACAAGGTTCCGCCCAGGAGGCCCATCTCTTGGAATGTCGAAGGGTTATCGCCGCCAACGACGATGCCCCGCTTGTTGATATTTACCCGTGTGTACCTGCCCTCTTGCCGGGTTTCTGGCAGTACGTTGAGAAACCACGTATCCACATACTCACGTGTTGCCAGAACTACCGACGGGTCAATTTTCAGTTCAATGTTCGATGTGCTGCTGACGATCAGGTTGATTCGAATAACTTGCGTGCGTCCCGAGCCCTGGGTTAGCAGAGGCTTGAATGTCGGTGCACAGTTGGCGATGGCGACTAGGTCGCCGGCGGCGTCGTAGAGGCCGATTTCCCGAATCCACCAACCGCCGATATTTTCCGGGATGATTTGCTCGGCGATGATGACGTTGGCATTTTTCGGATCAACCTTGACCTGGTTCAGCGGCGCACGTCGGCGCTCATTGATCAGTTTGGTTTGCGTACGGTTTGGCATTGGATCGGAGCCATTAGCATCCCCGACGCCCATTTGAGTGAACGTCCAGGGAATACCCAGCGCATCAGCGTTTGCCTGTTTGGCCTCGCCCACAGCGGTGAGAATTGCAAAGAACTGGCTGTTTTGGTCAGTCATGAGTAGATGTCCATCGTATCGATATGATGTTCGCGGCCACCAGCGGCAAGGTAGCCGCTGACGTCAATGTCACGCTGAGTCGGTGGATAAACACTGAGTTCGTCGCCTTCATAAACGCTGACGCCGACAAACACTTTGCCTGTGCTTTCCAGGCTGATCGCCAACCCCGTCATGTGCCGACTGACCGGTTTGGCGTCATCAATGAGCCAGGTCAGCTCCTGGTACATCTCCTCAGTGATACCGGTTTCCAGCACACCGACCTTCAAGGCAAAGGTGCCCGGCACACCCTTTGGCGTCGTCTGCCACCATTCCAGCACCTCGACCAGGTAACCGAGCGGCTCCACCACCCGGCGCAACGCGCCGATGGTGCCCTTGTGGGCATGCACGTAAAACGCCGAGCGGATGGCCGAGCGCTTGACGGCTTCCGACCATTTGTTATCCCAGCGATCCACCGACCAGGCCCAGGCCAGTTGCGATAGCAGGTGCGCCGGACAGGTGTCGGGGTTGTACAGCGTGCGCAGGATGCTGGCCGTGTCCCGGGTACTGGCGGCCTCCAGACCACGCTCCAATGGCGTGCTATTGATAGGTAGTAAGCTCGGCATATCAGGTCCCCAGCTTGATGCTGTAGCCCGTGCAATACGCCGCCTGGGCCGGGGTTGGGGCCATGTCCTGCCAACCCAGCAACTCCACCCGGGCCACGCCGGCGACATGTAACTGGGCATCTATAGCCGAGCGAGCGACTTCAACCCCTAATCGCTTGCGTGGGTTCATCCAGGCTTTGAACCTACGCTCTGCCTCCACCAGCGCGGCATCGCTTTCCGGGCCCGGGCCCTTCATATGCAATACCGCATCCACCCGGTAGGGCAGCACCTGGGCGCTCTGTACCGTGACCCGATCGCCCAGGGGCCGCACGTCCTCGTCATTGAGGGCGGTAGCCACCGTCGCCAGTAGTTCGGCGGCGACACTGCCATCGCCCTCCAGCCCCAGTACGGTGACGGTGACGCAGGCCGGAGAAGGGCTTTCTGCCGAAGCATCGGCCACCAGGGCCGAAGCGTTGCGGGCATGCAGGATGTAGCTGTTGCGCGGCCCGGCGGTGGTCAGGCCTTCGTAGGCCAGCTGGATGCGTTCGCGCAGGGCGTCGTCGGTCTCCTTGACCTCCGGCGTGGGCGGCAGCGCCTGCGGGTCGGCCGCGCGGATGACCAGGCGCTTGAGCTTCACGTTGGCCGCAAGCTGGTCGAGGTCGCTGCCTTGGGCGTGGGCCAGCAGCAGGGCCTTGGCCGCATCGTTGACCCGGGCTCGCAATTGCAGGTCGCGGTAGGCCGCCAGTTCCAGCAGCTTGACCACCGGGTCGCTCTCCAGGGCGGCGCTCCAGTTGCCGCCCATGTGCTGGCGGAAGGTCGCCAGCTTGTCTTGGTACAGCGCTTCGAAATCCAGGGCTTCCAGCACCTGTGGCGCCGGTAGCGCCGATAAATCCAGGGTGCTCATGCCGTCACCTCCAAAATCGCACTATTGCCCAGGTACTGGCCCGTCAGTTGAAAGGTGATCTGGCCCGCCACCACCGAAACCACCTGCACGTGCTCCAGCTTCAGCCGCGGCTCCCAGCGCAACAGCGCCCGGGCGACTTCGGCCTGTACCGCGCTTTTCCAACCACCGGTCACTGGCAGGTCGACGAAGCGCCGCAGGTTGCTGCCGTATTCCGGGCGCATGCGCCGGCTGCCCAGGGGCGTGCTCAGGATGTCCTCGATGGACTGGCGCACATGGGCGATGCCCGACAACGACTGGCCGGTGCGGCGATCCATTCCGATCATCGCGTCACTCCTGCGCTTGCAGATCCGGGTGCTGGCCCAGGTAATCCCGAGCGAGGTTGTCACTGGCCTCGACCGCGACCTGGCCATTGGCGACGTTCAGCATCCGCCCATCGGGCAGGACCAGGACGCGGGAGGTGTAGACCGTGTCGCGGAACACGACCGGGCCGGTGTTCTTTTTCTTGCTGCTCATGGTTGCTCCAGGCATAAAAAAGCCCGCGGTGGCGGGCGGGTGGTCATTGCGGCGTGGCAGTCGAGCCACCGCCGGGCATCACGCCCGGATGGGTATGGGTGGAACCGACGTTCACCCCGTTGTGCTGCAAGCTGGCGCCGTTGATCTGCACATCACCGTTCAAGGTGATGTGCCCGGTCAGGCTGATGGTGTCGGCCTTGGCCGTGATCGCGCTATCGCTGATCACCGCCGAGCTGCCGGCCACCTGGATGGTCACGGTGCCGCTGGGCAGGCTGATGCTGTAGCTCTTGGCCTGCCAGTCGTAGACCAGCGAGCCGCCATCGTCGAAGCGCCAGACCTCGACGTGGTCGCGGTTGTCCGGCTGGGTCCCGGCGTTGCCATACAGCCCCGGGACGAAGGTGCCCTGGGCCGGCTCGCCGCTGGGGCTGATCAAGG